AGCGTGTTCTATATCCAAAGATTCGTTGAAAATTTTTTGACCCAAAATTTTTTGATACAATGTGTGAGTAACTTCTACATCTTGAATGCAATACTCTAACATTTCTTGTGTAAACACAGACCAGTCCGTGTCTATTTGTTGTTTATAATTTCCTAATCTTATGCCCCATGCTTTAAGGCTATGTCGGTTTACTAAACTTCTAGGATAATTTATTGTATGTACACGCTTCATATCTGAGTCTGTTAAGTCAGACCAAATTAGCCGTGTAGCAACTAATGTATCAAAAACTTTTGCTTTAGTTTTAAATCCATATAATTTTTTAAGAACAGGAATGTCATATTTAATAATGTTATGTCCTATAATTAACTCAGCTTCACTTAATAATTTTAAAGCTTGGTTAACATCAACTTGTATTATTTTATTAGTGTCTATATCTTTTAAAACAATACAGTGAATGGTACTGACATCATTATATAATCCATTCGATTCTAAATCGAACACATATTTCATATTTTAATTTTCTTTATTTTTAATACGTTAACTGTTGGGATAGTTGTGACGTTACCTACGTCACCTAAAGTTCCGTTGTCATTAAAATTAACATCCGCAGCTAAAACATGTACGTCTTTGTCAGCTTTTAAAAGCCAACCATTTGAAATACATATTGTTACTTTAGTGTTTACTGCATCTTTTAAACTTAACCATTCAGCCGTGCCGCAAATATCTTTCCAATGCAAAGATACAAAAGGTGCGTTTAATATTTTTTTATTTATTATTGGTAGTTTCATAATTAATGTAATGTTGTTATTTCTATTTGAACTCGACATGCAGCTTCATCCAAGATTGACATTTGACTCAAGACTGTCTCTGCAACATATTTTAATTGCAAAGACGGAAGTCCTAAAACAACTTCACAATCTGGATTGTCTTTAGCCCATTTCATTGCTGTTTGTATTTCAGCAGTGAGAGTCCAAACTTCTGTTAGTTTTATTTTACGTTTTCTTTTTGTTATTGGTTTAGAAGTCATTTCTTTCCTTTGATTCTTCAAGACAAGCGGTGTCCTCATTGAAAAACAAAGTTCCACACTTGCCAGTGTCACCCGTGTGTCTATTTTTTAGGACACGGACAGTTGTGTATTTTTTATTCTCTTCATCATTCTGGTCTCTCTCTAATCCAATGACGCAATCTGCCAGGCCTGCTATGGCCGTGCTGCCTCTAAGTGAATTTAATGATGTTTGAATACCGTCTTCGTAACCTTTGTTACCTTCAGGTCTTCTTAAATGTGATACTAAGATTAAACCAATGCCAGTCTCTTCAACTAAACTTCTAAGCTTAGTCATTGTTACATCTATTAGTTTACGTTCATCGTAAGTTTCTAATCCAGAAACGACAATACTAAGATGGTCAAGTATAACCCAACGTACACCAAGACCCTTAGCAAGATAACGAATTTTGGATAATAGATTTTCAGATTCGGTTGAGCCGAAACTGTCATATAAATACAACAAGCCACTACCCACTGTTGAACTAAAACTATTTTTAAATGTATCATCGTCAATAACCTTCCTATCCAGGTGCAATGGCTTTTTAACTTCAATGGCCATAAGACCAAGTGCTGTACGTTTAATACTTTCTTCAAGCGCAATGTAACCTACACTCTCACCTTGTTTAATTAAGTGGTGACCGATATGTCGACATAACTGTGATTTACCTTGTCCAGTACCACTTGTTATAACTATTAATTCACCAGTTCTCATTCCTCTTGTCTTTGTGTTTAAACATGCAAAAGGATATGGAATAGTTTCGTTAGTATCTTCTTTAACTAATGTATCAAAAATTTCTTCACCAGGAATTATACCGTCTGGTCTGTAGGATTTAGCACCCCACATACAATCAATTAATTCTTTTGTCTTACCTTGTACTAACATTTCGTTAGCGTCTTTAAGTGGAAGAGTTGCAATTTTGCATTTTCCAGGTGTAAATATTTTAGAACATTCTTGAGCTGCTGCTTTACCCGCAGTATCAGAATCCATCATTAAAATAATAGACTCAAATTTTTCTAACCATTCGAGTTGCTGTTGCAAATCTTTTTTAGCACCTTGACTACCAGTCTTGATGGAAACACAAGCCCATTTGTTATTTTGAATTGCTGAAAGTGACATGCAGTCAATCTCTCCTTCTAAAATACAGATTTGTTTTCCACCGTTACGCCATAAGTTTTGTCCAAACAATACGGCTTTCTTACTATCCCCAATCCATTGAAAGGACTTGTCGGGATAACGTAATTTCTGTGCAACTAATTTATTATCTTTGTCGTAGTAGTTTGCAATCTGAACTGTTTTACCGTTATGTTTACCAGTTTGGTAATTAAACTTATTTACTGTGTCTGTATTTATTTTTCTTTTAATTAAAGGTTTACAGTCACCTTCAATTAAATTTGTATTTGTGTTTTCCATAACCGCTTCCTGTTTTTCATATGTTGAATAATAATGACCGCAACCAAAGCAATGTCCGTGTCCGTCTGAATAGACAGCTACGTTATTTCTGCTGTGGCAGTGAATACAAGGAGCGTGATATGAAAATTCGCTATTTTCCATATTGATATCCCTTTAAAAATTTTAGGCTTAAAAACAAAAAGGCCCCCAGAAATTAATCCAGGGGCCACAGAAAAGGTAAGCTATGATACTTACCTATTTTTTGTATACACTATTTTATCTCGGCTATCCAACTTTTTGGTATGAATTTATCAGAATACTTAAACTCATGTTTCTGACACCACATAGCATATGTCGTACGAGACAGTTTGGATATGCGAGTTTGTGAATTAGAAAAGACAAATCTTAAATCCAGTTCTGGATAAAGTTTCTTAACTAAAATATGTTTTTGCTTATCAGCCGTTAAAAATCTACCTTTACCTTCAATGTACATAAGGCTACCGTCTTTTTTTGTTAAAACAAAATCCGGGGTATACCTATGTGACTTTTCTGGTTTGATATATTTTATTACTTTGGTTTCATACTCAAAAGGTATTTTTGAATATGTCAGTTGCCTTGCTATTTGCTCTTCAAGGCCAGACCGATATTTAGAAGTCGTCTTCTTGGGCCACCACTGGTTGGGTCTCATTGTCAAACTCCTGAGTTTCTGAAGCTGTGTAGCCTTCTTCTTTCTTAAACCCATGTCCACTGGAATCACTTCCACCTTCTACTAGTTTAATTACTTGAACGCCTTTAAGCCTCATTGATACACCCGCACCTACCATTGATGTGTAATACGGAATTAATTCTGAACTAACTTTTAATTCTGAACCACCCCAAACATTTACATCTTTCAATGGAATGCCTTTAGCGTCAAAAATTGCAGGTCTGTTTTCAAAAGTTTCACCAGTTTTCATAGTGACTACTGCTTTACATTTAAACTTAAATATAACATTTCCAGTAGGGTTGCCTTCATCGTCTAACTCATCATTGTAAGGTGAGCTAGCTTGTTTTATTGTTTTACTTTTAGACTTCTCTTTTGCAAGAGTAAGACTTTCTTTAACCACGTCATCAATAACATGCATTATTGCTCCGCAGTCTTCTTTTTTCATGACTAAATTTACTTTATAATCACCTGGTTCACCGAATTTAGTATCAGCAGTTGTTAACCAGGGATATTGAGCAACTCCAACTGGAGTCACTATCTTTGTATAGCTGTTCGCCATTATTTTCCTCATTGTTGTTTACATTGTTGTCACTTGTTATTATTCCCTTAGATTGCAATTTCACAATTTCATCTATTGGAAGATACTCAAAGTCATCCATGTTTATTCCTTTGGTTCTAATAGGGGTACTAATCACCCGCTAGTGGGTTGGTTTACGCAAAAAAGAACTCAGACTGTAAAACTTCCTTTATATTGAAGTCACCTTTTTCAGGCACAGTTGGTAATTTTTCACGTTGTTTTTCTGTAAGTGAAGGTTCAATAGATAATTTAAACCCTTCTAGTGGACAATCGTTATCATACAGCTCTACAAACGTTTCTCTAATTGTATCTGCAAGAACTTGTGAGTCCGCAGCAAGTGTTCCAAAAGAATCATGAACATTACAAAAATGAGAGATACCTTTATCATAAGCTCTACATACAACTTTCATCATGTGTGCTGAGTCTTGTGAGTGGATGAAATTTGGTGGCAAACCATTAGCTGCACGTAATACAGAATATTTTTCTGTCTCAACGTTTATTCTAGGTTTTATTATTTCACCAAACATTCGAGTTTTTACACGCATAGATTTAAACTCTGGATAATCTTGAATGACCGGAAAGCCAACTGGATTTACCCAACTAATTGCATGTCCATTTTTTGCTAAAACTTTTGCACAGTTTTGTAAAAAAGACATACCTAATCTTGCGGAAGATAAAACTTCACCCATACTGTCCCAGATGACACCTGATAAAAATGTACAGGCTTGAAACGATGAGCTTCCGAACGGGTGTTCATCCCCTTGGTCTTTTCTTTTAACTAAATCCTCATCAACAAAGTCACTACAAGAGTAACGTGTTGAACCATAAGGTGAAGTCATGATTGCTCTTTTAACAGTTGAACGTTTAACTTTAAATTGTAACCAAAGTTTTGCAAACGGATTGTCAGTCATTGTTTTTAAATTTTCAATCACTGTGTCCTTCACTACTGTATAAACATCTTGTGGCTTTTCTGATTTACCTAAGTTGACTGCTCTAGCAGACGCAGTGTGTTTAAGTATTCCACTGTAATGCTGAATTCCATTACATGAACCATCTTGGTTACAGATAAACGTACTTAAATATCCATAGCCAACATTTTTAAATGAAACCCACTCGTTAACCCAAGCAAGAAATTGAAAAGGCTTGTCGGCCATTTCCCACTCACGGTTTACAAAAGGGTCTTCTTGAATTTTTTTGAATAACTCTAAGTTTTCATCAACCCATTTTAATTGCTCTTCTCTTGTAACTTTATCAACACCAAACAGCGCAGCACCAGTAACAGCTAACCAATAATCACCTTTGTTTTCTTCGGTTATCTTTTTACCAGTACCAAGTAAGTGAAGTGCTTTTGCAAAGTCAACACCTTGTATGTTTAAGTAGTTTGTTACTTGGTAACATCTAGACCTAAAATCTAAAGTGTGTGCATGATAAAATATTTTATCTTTAATCATGTCAGCCATCCACCTAACTTTTGCAAACAATAATCTTTTTGATTTTTGTCTAGCATTATCAGTATGGATTTTTACAGACTCAATTCTATAAAGTTGTCTAGCAAGTTTATTAGTTTCAATATCATGTGGACGTACTGGTAGAGAATTTAATTCAGCTAAAGGTAAACCACCTATAGCAATATTTTTTTCCCAGGCTTTGTTTAAAACATTTAAGATAAATAAATTAATTTTGTATGGCGTGTCTTGTTGAGCATTAACAGCTTTGTACACCATAGGCATTTTTATATTTTCTAAATGCTTTAAATTTTCTCTTTTACGATACTTAACTAAAGTTAATGGTTTGATATGTCTTGAGTAATATCCACCACCTTTTGTACTACCTTCTTCCCAACGTCTTGGAGCAACGATTGTTGGAAAATATTCTGGAGCAAGAACTTCAAGAAAATCATTTCTATTATTAATCCAATCCATAGTTTGTTTGGTTGGTACTAATTTCTTTTCTCTTCTATTCTTTTTGATTATTGTTTCAACATCACAAAGGCCCGTGTGTACACACATAAGCTCTATAAGTTTGTAACCTACATGAACTTTCTCACTTCTTGTCCATACAGTCCACTCAATGTTATTTTTTTGTGAAGACTCTCTTAACTTTCTTCTTTTGTATTGGTAACCAGATGAACGTGCGTCCAGGTCAGCTTTTACAATACCATAATGTTCAGGCTTCTCTTCTTCAAATGTTCTTAATGCAACTTCATCCTCAATCTTACTTGCTATATTTATAGCTGCACTTGTTAACCTTCTAGAAATTGTAATACAGTTAATAATAGACTTCGAAGCAATCAAAGCAATTATGTCTGGTTCTAATAATGATAGTAATTTTCTAGCAATAGGCTGTACACCTGATGTTTTCTTTCCCTCTTCACAGAAAGCTTTTATACCTACTGAGAAAGGCCTTATAGAGTTAGACAATAGAGTTTTACCATAATTAGTAAAAGACTCCTCACCTCTCTGCTTATGTTCTGTTAACCTCTTTTTAAATCTTCTTATCCCTCTATCTCTCATGTCCTTCTCTAAGTCGAGTTGTTCTTTAAGAATAGAGAATGGTAAAGTAATTCCTTTTGTATTATCCATAGTGTATTTCCTTTATATGTTTAGGTAGACTTTTAGCCCCCATTGGTTCTAATAGGGGTACCAATTACCCAGTACTGGTTTGATTGTGTTAAAAAATTTTGAGAGTGTTGGATAGCGTTAAAGTGTTGTGTAACCTGGAAACTAATCGAAACAGTCCGTTGGTAGACTTTAGATACCTAGGGTTTAGAAAACCGATGCTCTATCCAACTGAGCTAAGAGCGCAAGGATATCATTCCGATGGTTTACTACAACTTTCAACGCTAATCCAACTTTATTTTAATCCACTAAGAAGTTTTTAGCAACGGCTTGTTGTCAACCGTTGGCTCATTTCCACTAGTGGGTTCTAGAACGTTTACGTACTGTTTTAAGTTTACACTCAAAACTCTTCCGTACTTACCAATCATACGTGGGTCGCTATGGCCCACCCATTCTTGAGTAAACTTTTCAGGAACACCTTTGTTTAACAATTTGGTAACCAAGGTTCTACGACAAGCGTGAATTGTAAATCGCTTATCATTTTGTAGTCCCATTGCTTTACGTAACTTACGCCACGCAGAGTTTGGTCTCCATTTTGGAAAATCACTAAACAATCTTTGTTCGGGCCTCTTGCCTAAACAAAAACGTTTACAGATATTCTGACTTCTAGCAGTTAGAGGTACGCCCCTCGGTTCATTATTTTTAGTGTTGTATAAAGTAATTCTATCACCAAACACTTGACTAACTTTTAACCGTTGCAACTCGGACAAACGACATCCTATATCCATTAACAATAAGAAAAAATCTCGTTCGTCTTCCATACCCCATTCTGTGAACAAACTAATTAAAGTTTGCTCTTCTTCATTCGACAAGTATCTTAATTCATGACTAGGTTCTTTTAACCAAGTGATGTATGGCTTTCTCTCTAACTTATAAATATTCCATCTTCTCAGACAGAAAGTTATCATAGTAGACAACGCAGACAAGTATCTATTAATCGTCCCTGGACTAAGATTTTTATTTCTTAGATGTGAGACTAGACCGTCTATATCATTTTCATCAATGTCATTTATAAAAGTATCTTCCTTAAAATACTCAATAACTTTTGCAGCTCGACCAATGACACTTTCATCTTTACCTTCGTCCCATTGCAACTTACAAACTTTATTAAATATTTGTCGAAGTTCTTTTGGATTAGCTTTATTCATGTACATACCTCCTTTCCATACCTTCAAGCTAAAAGGTTTATTAGTTGTTAACTGAATCATAAAATCTTTGTCCACGATTTGTTAGACTAACTAATTTTCTTCTACGTTCCATAGGGTCTTCTCTTGTTTCCACAAAGTTTAAACCCTCTTTCCTACTCCACTTCCATTTTGATAAAATAGAAATGTTTCTGCTTACACTCGATTGGGCCATGTCTAAGTCATCTGCAACCGCAGTCATAGGCACTCCCGTGTCAGCAAATTTTCCTTTACTATGTATTGCTACATAAAAGAAAATTGCCATTGTTTGACTTTGTATGTCTGGGTCAAAACGTCTAAAGTCCTGAACCATTTTTAACATTTTAAGTCCGCTCATATTTACTCCTAATGTCTCTTGATTAACGAGAGAAGACAGTCACTCTCATGGTTATTTGTTTAGTGTTTCGGTACGGTAAATAACCTAAATTCACACCTAATCAACCGTAAAAATTATTTTAAATAAACACGCCAATATGCGATATCCAAAATGATTTCTCCATTTTCACGGCTAACTTTAATTTTACTCCAACTTTTCCATTTCTCAATGAAAAGCTGACAAAGAATAAAATTGATTCTCATATTTACTCCTTGATTAGTTATTAATAGTGGGCATGTACAATGCTTGACATAACCACCAAGGTTTGCCTTGGCCATTAAATGAACCGACTTGTCCTTGTGTCTGCATAATGGTTTCTCCTTTCTATGTTGATGTTGATAAATTCCATTAATTGGAATAATTTGCATGTGCATAATTGACACATTAGAATAAGATTGGGCAAGCTGCAATCACTTTAAAAGTGAAAACGACTCGCCCCTCGCCCCTAGTTGTTATGGTGTGGTTGATTTTTGGATTTCATTTGTAAGTGCAATAATAGGCGGTGTATCTGCTTTAATAATATTTTCTATTAGCTGTACCGCCTTATATGCTACTTGATGTGATGTGAGTTCGTCATACTGTTTCAATGTCCTTGTTTTTAGCAAGAACGCTATTATTTTGTATTTAAATTTCCAATTCATCGCCTAATTCTCCAATGTTATTTCTTCAGTTATGTTGCCAACATTTTCTTTGATAAATTTCTTTATTTTTTCAAAATCTTGTTTAACAACACCTGGGTGAGTTTTAGTTGTGAATTGAACTATAAACTTTTTAGGTTCATTTTCTGATAAAGGCATTCTTCCAGGTTTTATTTCTGCGCCACTCTCCCAATCTTTATGAGTGAAACCATACATTGAATGAAAGTCTTCTAATGTCCAATTATCTCTCATATCCTTTTTTAACTCTTCATCTGATTTATATGGAACACTACCATCCGCAATGTCTTCAGAATAATCAAAGGCATCTGCATATTCTAAAAACATCTTTTTATCGTATTCTCTCATCATAGTTTTTTCCTTTTCTGTTGT